CAAGTTCGTTTAAATTCTTTACTCCCATTCTAACTAACAAATTAGTATATGGTGCAGCCTCACACTGAAAAACTCCTTTAGTGTATCCATCTGAAATCATTTCATAAACTTTAGGATCTTCTAAATCAATTTCTAATAAATTAATTTCTTTATAATGATTCTTTTTAATTTCTGCAATAGCATCTTGAATAACACTAAGAGTTTTTAATCCAAGTGCGTCAATTTTAATTAAGCCAATTCTTTCTGCTTCTTCCATATCAACACCAACCACTGGAATTCTTTCGTCAGATCCTGGAGATGATCGTGTTTCTAGGGGTGCATATCTAAAAATTGGGTTCTTGCTTGTTACAACTCCTGCAGCATGAATTCCAGTTCCACGAATACGTCCTCGCAACTGATCTCCATATACTTCTACTTCTGGATATTTTTCTCTAAACCATAAAGTTGTTTTTGAATAACAAAAATCTTCCCATGTGTCAACTTGCTTTAGTGCTTTGTTTACATCTGACAAAGGAATATTCAAAACTCTGGCAACATCTCTAACGACACCCTTGCCTTTAAACTCTAAGAAAGTAGCAATAGATGCAACGTGTCTATATTGTCTAACTAAATAATCTTTTACTTCTTCACGACGGGTATCTTGAATGTCTGTGTCAATATCTGGAAAATCATTTCGTTCAGGATTAATAAAACGAAAGAACAACAGTCCATATTTAATTGGATCAATGTCTGTAATTCCAAGTGCAAAACAAACTAAAGATCCAGCAGACGATCCACGACCTGGACCTACCATAATTCCTTCCTTCTTTGCCCAAGCAATCATGCTTTGAACAACTAAGAAGTATGGTGCAAATTTTTTATTTTTAACAATCTCTAACTCTTCACGTAATCTATTAACATATTCTTCATTATCTTGCAGACCTTTAAGTGTCAGACCTTCAAACGCAATCTTTTCTAATTCACTATCTGGACTTTTATATTGAACTGGTAAAAGATCAAGTCCATCTTGAATATCATAGTCTTCTACTGTTTCTGCTAATAACAATGTATTTGAATATATGTCTGGTCTATCTATCCCCTGTTTTTCCATTGCTAGTTTAATCTCATCATATGACAATAAATGTATGTCAAACTTATTAAAAGTAATTTGACGATCTTCGCCATATAAATAATCAAGTCTTTCCATCATATTAGTTTTCTTTTTAGATTTTTCATATGTGGCTTCTTTATTAACTTTGCCATGAGTATTCATCAGTAACTTAAATTCTTGAATCTCTTTTTGTGATGTATCTGAATGATGACAATCTGGGGTAACTACAACTTTAATTTCAAACTCATCTGCAAGTTCAATTAAAGACTTATTTATTTCTGGGGTATTATGTGGCATTACTTCAATATAGTAATCATTACCAAAGTTATTCTTAAACCATTTAATATGTTTCTTTGCAATAGCAAATTCATTTTCTTCTAATGCTTTTACAATAACACTACTTGGACATGCTGAAGTTACAATAATACCTTCACGATATTTTTCAAGTATTTCAAAATCAAATCTTGGTTTCTTAAAAAACCCATCAGTCCAAGAAACTTCGCTAATTTTATTTAAATTTTCTAAACCAATTTGATTCTTTGCTAAAAGAATAATGTGATTATAAACAAGGTCTTGTTGACCTTCTCTTTCAGACTTATCTCGTGTATCAGATATGTCTGCACACATATATCCTTCTAGCCCAAGAATTGGTTTAATACCTTTGGATTTTGCGGTACGATAAAACTCACGATGTCCTGAAAGTGTGCCGTGATCTGTTATTGCCAATGCTGGCATTTTAAGATCTACGGCACGACTTAGATACTCTTCTGGAGTTGCAATTCCATCAAACAGAGAATAGTGAGTGTGTACGTGCAATCCTGCGTAGTTCATACTACCAATCTGTGTTGGTTGATGAAGTAGTTGATGGTGAGTCAAAGCCTAGATAAAAGGCTTCTTGTTCTGCATAAGGAACTTTACGAAGTGCAAGTTCTAGTTGGAATGGCTCAATACCAGTCCAGTCAAATGGTTCTTTATCTGGTGCTGCTGGAATCATTGTGTAATTTGTTTCAGTACCCTGACCATTACGCTTCATTTTCCAAACAACATTTGAAATGCTACCAGTCTCAAGTGCATATTCACGAATTGTATTAAAAGACGATTGCTTGCTGATTCCCATAGACCAAATGGCTACGTATGGTTTTTCAATTCCATCATCAACTAATACGTTACAGTAAAAACGGAGACGACCACGCCATCCCGCCTTTGGGTCTTTTCGGTGCATTTCCTCTGCCCAGTCACGACCTTCTGTGTCCATAGTGTCTACTGCTTTGCGCTTGTAGTCTTTTGGATTTACGTGTTCTTTGACAACTAGAGAGAGTCCACGAGATGCACTATAATTTGCAGAGTCTTCGTCTAGTTCTTCAATAAAGCGAATCTTTACTGATTGTCCATCAGCAAGTTTAAGCCATCTTACCTTTGGTGAGTTTTCATCGTATTTTGGTTTGTCGAGCAGGGCGTTGATATTTTTTAGTCCCTTTACTACGCTCATATCTTTCTCCTTTGTTTGTAGTTACTAATTAGTGTACCATATGGAACACCTTTTTGCAATTCATATTTTTCACAATCTTCTGGCGAAACATAATATGCCTTATAAAATTCTTTATTTAATGCTTCATATGCGTCACGTACCTGATTATAAGTTCCTTTATTTTCTAAACTTTTTTTGGCAACTTCTTTTGAAATTAACTCTTTTCCTAATGATATTTGTAAGAAAAAAGAATATAAATTATCATAATAATCTAAACCGTATGCCTCATTTAGTGGAATTGTATGCTTAAACATTTCAATAAAATCACTTACTCTATCTGTCATAAATTCTTTTTTGCTACATTTTTGCCAAAATAAAGCAGTATCATTTTTACCTATAAACATTAAATTTGAAACATCCAAATACATTTCTGATTGTTTAATGCAAATATTATTATACATTTTTTCATTTAATTCATTAAATGTTTTTTCAAAACTGTTTTGTAAAAATTGTTTTGTAAAAGTGTCTATTTGATTGATTGTAGTTGTAATTGATGATCCAGTAAGTGGGTCAACAAAAAATGATGAAATACCAAAAGCAATACAGTTTTTATTCCAAAACTTTTTTAATCTTCCATTACTCCACGACATTGTTTTTCCTGGATTAATTTCTGTTTTCAAAAGATTTTCTATTTCTAGTTTGGCTTCATCCGCAGAAATAAAATTATTATCATAAACATATCCATTTCCAATTCTATTTTTTACTGGAATGTTAAACATCCATCCGGCAGACAGTGCGGTTGATGTTGTTAAAGTTTTTGGAGAACTTTCTGAAGGTGTTCTAAATGTAAGTACAGAGTTTGTTGGAATATGTTTGTCGTAGGACTCCCAACCCATTTCCATTTTATTTATCAAAACTCTTTTAAAACCAGAACAATCTACAAAAAGGTCTCCACCAATCTTTAGATCATCGTTTAAATTGAGGCTTTCTATAAAACCATTTTGATTTAAATTAATTTCTTTAACTACTGCATCAATATATTTTACATTTTTTTTATTTAATGCTATTTTTTTAAAAAACATAGCCATATCGTGTGCGTCTGAATGAAATCCAGATGTGTTTAAGTCAACATTATGTTCAAATGCTTGCCCCATAAAAGTTGCCTTATGTATGTTGGATGCACCATATTTTTCGTATGCATATATAAAATGATCAAACTTCCCAACATTAGATTTTGGATAATACTTAGTTGGATTATCGAATGGAATAATAAAATCTGCATTGCTATTATTCCAATTCTTATATCTTATACCGTATCTTTTTAAGGTATCTGTTTTATCTAAAAAATCCTCTGGTGATGTTTCTATTGGAAAATATTTTCCTTTTAATAGATCTTGAATTCTTCCACTTGTTGATTCTCCAACACCAATAATTGGAATTGTTGATGGCTCAATAACTGTTATGTTATACTGTTCTTTTTGAACCCTGCTAAAAAAAAGTGCAGATATCCAACCAGCAGTTCCACCACCAACAATAACAATTTCTTTAATATCTTTGGTCATATCCAGCCTTGTTTATTTGTTGTGCAGCGGAAGCCCAACTTTCAGAATTTTCCTGAACTCCATGACCTTCAACAATTCTGTTATAAAAATTAAATGCAGCACAAACAGCAACAGCATCTTTAACCTGGTCTTGTGTAAATCCAGCATCGTAACATTCATCATATAACTTGTTAGTCATACTTGATGGATGCTTAGTTAACTGTTCTACTAAATTAAAAATTGGTGTCATTCTATTAGGAATTGATTGAATTCCGCCATCTAAAACCTCAATCTCAGCATCTACTGATTCTGCAAAAAGACGATGGGATCCATAGCAATATCTACATCCGTTTAAGTATGATGTATATGCTGCAATCATCTCTCTATCTTGTGGAGACAGGGATGAAGCCTCTCGCAATACTTCTTGTGCAAATGAAAGCATCATCATATATTTTTTTTGATTTTCCATAAAGACATCAACGATTGTTGAATTTTCTTTAATTGAATCAAACACATTTTTTACGCTCATAACTACCTCAACATTTCTAATATAGAGTTATCAATCGAACTACTTAACTTAATTATATCAGAGTCTTGCATATCTCCGATATCTTTATACTTGGTGTCTAGTTGTATTATTGATACCCTTGACTTTAACTTATCAATCATTTTTTTAGACATTGATTTTCCAGCCTCATCATTATCTGCTATTAAATAGATCTCATTAAAGTATTTTTCTAATAACTCCACTTGATTTTTTGAAATAGTTGCTCCAAGAGTAGCCACTGCTGGCATGCCAACTTGATCTAATCTTATTGCATCAAATGATGATTCAACAACATACACCTTATCATTTGCCTTTACTCTGTGCAAATTAAATAATGTTTTACTCTTTGGAAGTCCTGGAGTATTCTTAAAATCTTTTCCTTCAAGACTTCTGCCAACAAAACCAATTACCATTCCTTCTGGAGAGTGAACTGGAATTGTAACCATATCCTGCTTCTCAGAATATCCTAGGTTAAACTTACTAACTGATGACTTAGTTACAAGTCTTCCATCAAAGTATCTCATTGCTCTTGGGGATTCAAGTGCTTGTGAGTTCAGTCTCTTAATAATAACTTCGTCATACTGTACAAATGTTGGTGGGGTATATAGTTGTTTTGCTACTATTTGAGTAATGTCAGACTCTTGCTCTTTGCTTTTTATATACCGCAAACTTTCAAAATATGATCTGTTGCTCATCTTCATTACTAGTTCTTGCAGGTTAGCAACTTGTTGGCACCCAAAACAAAAGAACAATCCACTTTCTTTTGATACTTCTCCAGCAGGAGTCCTGTTGTTATTGTGATATGGACAGAAAATTATGTAGTCAGAATCTACTTCTGATTGTATTGTGATTCCAGAGCCGATGAGAACTCTTTTAATTTGGTCTTCTGTGTATATATCGGATTGTACCCGTCTGCTGCGATCATCCATTCAATATTCTTTTTCCCTACGTAGATTCCATATACCGTCAATTTAAATTCAAACCAGTTTTTGCTTTCATTGTAGTATACCGTAAAGTCTGGGTCTATGTCAATTCTTGGAACATAGGCACTTTCTCTCATTTGTACTAACAATATTCTAATATATTCTTCTTTTAGTCTATAGATGTCTGACTCATCTTTGATGTTGCCATCTAGTTTAAAAGACTTTATAGGCTTATGATGAATAGACACATCTTATTATAACTGCTTATCTTCATAGTCCTTGTAGCGATAATAACCTTTATCAAAGTCAACTTGAACTAGGAACTCACCCATAAAGCCATTTCTATTTTTTCTGAAGGCACATTCAATAATATCGCTGTTAGTTGCTCTACCAAGTGCAATTACCCAGTCTGCATCATAGGCAATCTGTCTTGACCAAGCAGTTTGTCCAAGCGTTGGAACACTACTAAGATCATTTACATCATCTGGAGTTGCAGAAGATATTGCAATAATAGGAACTTCTTCTCCAATAGCCATTAATTTTAGTTCACGAGAAAGGTTTTTCATTCTTACTGTTTCATTATCTGACTTCTGGTTTGGGCTCATTAACTGTAGATAGTCAACAATAACAAAATCTGGACGGTATTGATCTATCTTTCCACGTAGAACTGACGGGCTAATCTCTCCACCCTGATCATTTGAAATGATATGAAATGGATTCTTTCCAGTAACCTTATCTTTGTGCCAAGTTTTAAACATCTCTGGCTCAACATGACCCTGACTAATTTTTCTGTGTGACCAAAGACCTTCGCCCATAATTGTAAATACACGATTTCTAACTTCTGTCTCAGACATTTCAAGGCTGATTACTAATGGGGTTTTGCCTTGTTTCCATGCCTGTACCGCAAAATAAAGAGCAAGCCACGACTTACCAATGCCTGGATAGGCTAAAAACACTCCCAGTTGACCTGGAGCGATACCACTTGGAAGATAGTTATCAAATCCTGGCAAACCAGTTTTAATCCCTGTAATCCCAGCCTCTTCCATTTTACGCAAATGATCAAAATAGGCAGCAGCGGATTCAAAGTCAGTAGCATCAATATCTCTAACGGAAGAGGTATTCTTTTTAAGTTCTGAGGTTTGAGTAATTAGAGAGTCTAGAGCAACTACTGAATTCCCACTTTGCACTTCTCCTGCTGCAGATCGTAATATTGTTTTAAGACTATCGTTTAAATAATCACCCTGTAATTCTGAAAGGTGATGTTTCGTTGCTCCAATATCATCGACTACTTCAAAATCTCTAAACTTTTCAATTACTAAAGATAATGGTGGAACGGAACTATTTGCCTCAAAATATTTTCTAATGAATGTCCATACATCTAAATGTGTTCGTAAAAGTCCATCAATATTTGCTTGTAGCAAAACGTGAATCTGTTTATCTTTTAAGACTGCATTTAATACCTTTGATTCAATGCTAGCCATTCAGCCACTCCTTTGCCATCAATCTTCTTTCTGCACGTTCTCTATCATCTTCGTCTTTATCTTTTTTAGCCTTAATAATTTTTTCTGCCTGGTATGCAAAAGTATTCCAAGATGGATTCTCAGTAACCTTAAAATAGTATTCTAAAATATCGTAACATCCTTCAATTCCATACGATTGAATAAGGGCATCTGCTGCCCATTGCTCAACGTTAAGATTCATTGATGGCTTTGCATTGTATCTTTCTTTGTGGTATTTACTATACCTTGAAAGCAAAGCCATTCGGTCTTTGCGCTCTGGCATTACTCAGAGATTTCTGCTTTGGCTTCATTGATTTTATCAGTTAGTTTGTCTTCAACAAACTTGTAAACACGCTCCATAGCCTCGTTAGTTGTCTCGCCATCTTTCTTAGAGTCAACAACTCCAAGATCAAGTCTTAATGATTGGAAGTTTCCAAGATTAAGTGTATAGCCCAAAGTTACAGAAACTTTAGTGTTATCGTTTTCCATTTTACATCCATTCAGTAGTTAGATAGATTCAGACCAGATAGGAATGAAGCGTCCATCTTCAGTTCTCGTATATGTAAGTATACCATCGCCCATTCTCCTAGTCAACTCTTGTTTAGTAGGAGTCATGTTGTTAGTTACAAGACCATCTTTTCTTGGTTGACCAATATGAATTGATGCCAATATGTCCCTTATTTCCCTTATGTGACTTTCTGAATAATAACATCTTATCTGCCAGCCACGCTTTCCACCTATGCTAGATCCTATTGGTGCTGGAATTGTTCCACGTTTAATAAGAGTAGGAATATACTTTTTATGTCTGTTAATAAGTATAGCAGTTTCTCCAATAGTATATGCCTTTTCTCTTTTCTTTTTAAATTCCGCAATAAAACAAGTTTCAATCCTGTCTTTATTTATATTATAAAGCGCAACAATTCCGTCTGATCTGTTTCTGTGATGCACCTTGACTAAATCATTATTTAAAAACCAAATAGTTTTATTACCTGAAACTATAGCGGACTGATTGTAGTTTTGGCCCTCAATATTTCCTGTTGTAGAATCCATGATCCCTCTTTGCTGCTGTCTGGTGGATGGTAAAATTTTCTTTTACCACAAATTACACAGTAAACTTCAATATGCTCTTTTGTGCTGTATTGTCTGTCAACAAAAACAATACCACCACATCTTGAACATTTCACTAATTTGGTATTCCAATTGCAAGAACGTTAACATCAACAGTTGCCACTCCAGTAGTATCAAATCTTACAAGAAACGAAGCGCTAGTGTTTGACACTTGAGTAATAACCACTGTAACGTTTTTTCCAGCATCTGTATTTCCTGTGTTAAAAGGAGTTGCTACTACAATTGGTGGATATTGAAAACTATAATTAACTGTAAATGGAATTTGATTTTCACTGGTAGTAATAGTTTTAGAACTTGCTACGTTTGTTGTAATACCAACAATTCCTGCTCTTCCAGTTGCAACTGTATTACTTTTTCCATTGCTTGCTACAATTTGTGTTACATTTTGAGTTGTTCCAACAATATCGCTTAGTTGATTTACTGTTTCAACTAAAGAATACATATAAGAAACATCTAGAGGTTGCCCTCTTTGTGGTACTGTTAGTTTTGCCATTATTCCTCCATTATATCATTTAACTTAAGGTATTGTAATTGTTCCAGATTCATACAATTTTAATGCTGGAACTACAATCTTAGAAATTCCCTCTGGTTGAATTAAAATTTTTATTGTTGAAGTTGCTGTGTTTGGTATTGTATAGGTAATAACTGCTGGTTGAGATCCTTTATCCGGACTCGCAATTGCAGTACCATGATAAGAATAATAAGTTGCTGAATCAATTTTAACAAAAATATCATACTTTAATCTTTTAGGCATATATTCTACAACGGTTAAATATGCTACACCTTTTTCTGGTGTTCTGCGCTCAGAAACCGTTACAGAGTCTGTCCAAGTAACTGAAAAACTTCCTGCTGGAGCAGCAGTTACACCTATCTTAGTTACTGTTGCAGCAACTGTTTCAATTGGTTCTGCGTCTACATAATAAATTGGGGACCATGCAGAGGCTCTGTTAAGATCGTCAGAAACAACTCTATATCTAATGCTATGTTTATTAGAATCATTAACTGGTGGCAAATCTTTTTTTAATAACAAAGATTTTTTAATGTTTTTATCTTTAGAAATCCATTTGGCATATAAAGTTATATTTGCTGCTGCTGCTGTATAAGTACTTGCTAGTCCTGGGCCATAAAGAGTTCCATAACCGAGAGGATTAGTTGTCCATCCAAGAAAATTATAGCCAGTTTTAATAAGATTTCCAGTATTGCCAAGAATAGTTATGGTGTCTGCTACGTTATAATTGGTTGCATCTACTGGAACTGATCCTGATGTAGGAAAAGATCCATTGTAAGTCACTATCATTATACAACGTTACCAATATCTAAAGACATTCTAAATTCAACATAATTGTTTGTGTTTGGAGATTTTTCAATTGGCTCTGCATTAGCATTTTTAATAACAGAATATCCAACTAGTCCATACAGAGGATTAACAGTACTTATATTATCAAATCTAATTGCATCAAAAGCAATATAATGTGTTGCAACTGCTGCTCCTGAAGTTACTACAGAGGAGTATATTTTAACAGAGGTAATAGATTCCCAAGAAAAGCCTTCTTCTTGAACAAAATCTTGTAATGTTTTTTCAACTACAAAATATCTATTAGTATCAAAATCAATTCCACCTGATCCTTGAACTAAATCAACCAAACATCTTGCATATTTGTTATTACTAATAAACTCTAAAACAATTTTTAAACTACCTGGTTTTAAATGGGCTGCAGCAGCATCTTTGTTTACAAGAGAAAATGCAATCTTAATTTTATCTGATAATGAATTTTGAGATAAATCAATATTAAGTCCATTTTTTATTATGTAATTTTGTCCAGATAGGCCTGTTGTAACATTAGTAACATTTTTAATATCACTGTAATTTCCTTTTACTAAAAGCATATTATTAAAAAATCTACATCTTTCATTTTTTGTATTTCTATATTCTTTGTAGAAAATTCTATTATCTGCTGCTGCTTGAAACACACTGTCTGTTGTTGAAATAATGTTGTCATTATTTGTATCAAGTGCTGAACTTATTGATGGAATTGCTTTTTCTGTAGTGTCAAGATACTTCCACTGTTCTTCTTCTGTAAACAATAATAAACTTCTACTATCAAATCCTGAAGCGGATGGATTTCCTCCTGCAGAATAAATGCCTATTTCTGTAATTTCATATCTTTCTTGTGTTGGAAGTTCTGCAGTAAATACTATTTTGTTAACACCCTCTTCTTTTACATACCCTCTTGAAGAAATTGGAACTCTAAACATTTCAAAATTTAATACTTCTTTTTCTGAATAGTCTACGGCTCCAGCACCATCTGCTAGTGGTTTTTGACCACAGCCAAAAGCCATATACGATGCATAGGCAGGGGTTGTTCCAAGCAAGTATTTTGCTATAATTTCTTTTCCTTTATTTGTTATCATAACTCATCAACTCCAAGATCTGTTTCATATATTGTACCATTTTGCAGCGTTTCAATTTCAATTTTTTCTCCTGGGTTTAAGTTTATGCTTTCTATGACTAAATTTCCAGTTGAAAAATTAATATAAACATTTGTTCCCGCAGGGCCATTCCCACTATTTGGAATCTTTGTTTCTAACTTTATAGGAAAATTTAAAAAATATTTGTCAGATGTGTTTTGAAGAGCCAAAATACCTTTTGGATCTAGGGCTTTTTGTATTTCTGCCATATTAATAATTGGTTGATAGTTTACGCTATCGGTGTTTAAATTTGCATTGTTTGTAAGTGACAAAAGCATAGTGCCGTTAATTTGTTCAAAATACAACATCTTTAAAAAATCTGCGTCTTCTGCATTTATATCATTTTGAAAATTAAC